CACAATGGACTATTTTGCAAACAAAGCTTATGCAGAGTATGTAAAGAATCGTGATACATTTGTAAAGAACTATGACCTTGTAAAAGGTATTCTTCGCATGGAGGATTTCTATCAAGAACCTCAGGTGAAGAGTTTTACAGAGATGCTTACGCAGGACTTAGAACTTCCTGCCTATGTTAAACATTATTCTATTATCACCACACCTATTAATGAACTTGTAGGTGAGATATCAAAAAGACCTGATGCTTTTAGAGTGAAGGCTTTTGACGATGACAGTCAAGCTGAAGAGCTTCAGTATAAGACAGAAGTGCTTCAGAACTATGTACTTTCCACAGCAAAGTCAAAGCTGATGGAAAAGCTCATGATGCAAGGACAAGACCCTGAAGAAATTGATCCTGAGGAGCTTCAACAAATGTCATTTGACAAAGTGAAAGATGACTTGGATACATACACCTCTGTAGCTGAGAAATGGGCAAACCATGTTCTCACAGCTCTCAAGGCTGAATTTATTCTTAAAGAGAAATCAGAAGATGCTTTTAGAGACATGCTGATTTCAGCTAGGGAATATTACCATGTATATGAGGACAACTCCAAGACAGGATTCAATATTGAGGTGGCAAACCCCAAGAACACATGGTTCCTCACCACACCTGATAGGAAATACATCTCTGACCCTACAGGCAGAGCACAAGGGGCTTATGCTGCTGGCACTGTACAGGTGATGGAATTATCTGAGATTATTGAATCTATTCCTGATCTGACAAAAGAAGAAATTGACCATCTCAGGAGCTCTCTTCAGGACTATGGACTTATTAATGTACGTGAATCCAACCTTGGCAATCCTAGCGTAGCTCCGGGTATTGATAGTGTCACCTATGACACTTATGATCCTCTTGTTCTTCAGACAAGGATGATTATTGAGAGTGAGATGAAGGAGAACAATGATGGACTTAAAGATTTCTTGGGTCTTACGTCTAACGTTTCCTCTTTTGGTTACAAATATGTTGTCGTAAGAGCTTATTGGATAAGTAAAAGAAAGATAGGCAAGCTGATATACACAGATGAATTGGGCAATGAGCAGTCAATGCTTGTTGATGAAAGCTACAAATCTGGCACTATTCCTACAGAACAATCTTTAGAATGGGGATGGGTGAATCAATGGTATCAGGGAATTAAAATAGGACCAGACATCTATCATATAAAACCTTACAAGCTTCTGAATTATTGTCCCATTGTAGGTATGACTTATGAAGTGAAGAACACAGAGGCTAGGTCTTTGGTGGACATGATGAAACCTTTCCAAGTGTTGTACAATGTGTGTATGAACCAATTGTATAAGCTTCTTGAGAAGGAAGTGGGTAAAGTGTATCTGACATCCATTAGACATGTACCTGTTCCTAAAGATGGGGATGCTCAAGATGCTCTTGATATATGGGAGATGGAAGCTAGAAACAGAGGAGTGGTGTTTATTGATGATAGTCCTGAGAACTTAAAGAGTCCTAGTTCATTCAATCAATTCAGAGATATTGACCTCACACGCACACAGGAAATTCAATCTCGTTATACACTTGCTCAACAATTGAAGAACGAATGTTGGGAACTTATAGGTATGTCAAGGCAAAGACTTGGATCTATAACTGCCAGTGAATCTGCCACAGGAACAAATGCTGCTATTACGCAATCCTATGCCCAAACAGAGCCTATATTTGTTGCACATGAATATGTACTTGGACAACTCTATCAGGCTATTGTAGATGCTGCTCTGTACGTTGAAAGTAAAAAGCCACAGTCCACTCTCTCTTATATTACATCTGAAGGAGAATCAGCATTTGTACAGGTGAATGGTACAGATCTCAAATTCCGTGACCTTAAAGTGTTTCTCACCAATCGTCCTGAGGATAAGAAGATGTTTGAAGAGATTAGAGGACTTTCTCAAGCTGTTCTTCAGAATGGCGGTAGTCTCCATGACATCATAGAGCTGTATTCTACGGATAGTATTAGGCAGATGAAGCGTGTGTTCAAAACTTTGAAAGACAGGCAGGAAGCACTGCAAGATCAGCAAATGCAGCAGAATCAGCAGAAGATGGAGCAGGATGCACAGATTGCACAAGCTCAACTTGAGCAACAACAAGCAATTGAGCAAGCTAAAGTGGCTAATGAGAACTACAATAAAGAGCTTGATAGGATTAACAAGAAGGAAATTGCCATCATTCAGGCTACAGGATTTGGAAATGTTCCTGCTGAAGATGTAAATGCCAATGCAATTCCTGATGTTCTTGAGATGAGTAGGTTTGCTAGCGAAGAAGCAAATGCTCAAAGAGAATATCAAATGAAGATGTCAGAAGCTCAGTCTAAACAGAACATCGACTTGCAAAAGATGCAATTAGAAAAAGAGAAACTGCAAGTGGAAAGAGAGAACATGGCTAATGACTTGGCAATTGCAAGAGAGAATGCAAAGGGCAGAAACAAGGACACTAAGAAGAAAAGTAAATAATATTAGTTAGAGTAAAAAATCTTAATGCTATATTACCGAGCAAAACAAATGCTACACTGATGTATGTGTTTGTTTAATTCCTATCTAAATATACTTTTACACTCAAACCAATCTAAATAACTAAATATGGCCGATAATTTGGATATGGACCAATCATTTGGTGGCTTCAGTATTGAGAACACTATGGAAATGGGTGGTGCTGGAAGCGCAGAACTCATCAATGATTTGTTTGGAGCTGAAACCTCTACAGGTTCTCCTGACGATGTTCAGAAAATTGTAAAGGAAGTGGGAGATGATAAAGCTCCTGCCCCTGAAAAGAAAACTCCCAAAGTTGAGGAAAAAGAACCTGAAAAGAATTCTATTCAGGACTTTCTGCTTGGAGGAGACAATGATGATGAGGAAGAAGAAGAAACACCTGCTCCAAAAGCTGCTGCTGAAACACCTTCTGAAGAAGAGGAAGGAGATGAATCTAGCATTTTCTCTACTCTTACCAAGGAGTTGTTCAAACTGAATGTGTTTACACAGGATGATGACGATGACGAAGATGTGAACATCAGCACTCCTGAAGAGTTTCTTGAGAGGTTCCAAAATGAAAAGAAGAAAGGAGCCATTGAGATTGTAAACAATTTCATTGGACAGTTTGGAGAAGATTATCAACAAGCTTTCCAAGCCATCTTCGTAAAAGGTGTCAATCCTAAAGATTATTTCGGTACATATAGTAATATAAAGAGTTTCTCTGAAATGGATTTGTCTCAGGAGAACAACCAAGTGTCAGTTCTTCGTCAAGCACTTACAGATCAAGGATTTGATAGTGAAGACATTGATACAGAGATTGAGAGACTCAGAAACTATGGAGATTTGGAAACTGTTGCCACAAAGCACCATAAAGTGCTTGTAAAGAAAGAAGCTGCAAAGCTTCAACAGATGGAACAGGAGAAAGAGAAACAACTCCAACAACAACATGCTGTTAAACAACAATATGTGCAGAATGTACAAAGCATCCTGCAAGACAAGGTGAAAAGTAGGGATTTTGATGGTATTCCTGTCAATCCTAAACTTGCTGGCGAACTACAAGATTTCCTATTGACGGATAAATATAAGCTCCCTTCAGGAGAACTTCTCACAGAATTTGACCGTACAATCTTAGACCTCAAGCGTCCTGAGAATCATGAAATGAAAGTGAAAGTGGCTCTGCTGCTTAAGGTGATTGAAAAAGATCCTACACTTTCTACAATTCAGAAAACAGGCATTACTAAAAAGTCCAATGAATTGTTTGGTGAAGTGGCAAGACAAGCTTCTAAAACCTCAATGAAATCTTCTACATCTGGTAAGCCAGCAAAATCCAATTCTTGGTTTTTGTAATTTATAAACTTAAAAGATAACACAAAATGCCTATTCAAACAATTCCGGGTTTAACTGGGTTTACCTACGCAAGAGTTGCCTCTATGGACAAACGTGCAGTAGGTAAGCTTACAGATGCAAACCACCTTGAAAGTTTCCACTCTACGGAACCTGCTGACTATGATAAGAAAATCATCAGTCTGTATACGCAGAGCTCTCTGTACAGCAATGACTTTCTGGACATGATTAACAAGTCCACTCCGTATTACATTGACAACAATAGTGATGCATGGAAGTGGCAGATTGCAGTGCCTTACAAGTTCCCTAAAATCATTGACGTTCCTTCTTCCACTTTGGCTTTGTCTAAGCCGGGTATTGATGGTCAAGAATTCTCTCTGGTACTTGATACCAATGAGTTCTCCAAGAACGCCATTGTTTCTGTGGGCTCTCGTCAGTATGGTCCTCGCTTCTACGTTGTAAAGGATCCTGTTCCTTGGAACATGGGCTACCTGTACACCTTCACTCTCGTAAGTGATAACCCCACTGTAGACTTTGCAAGTTCTACGTTCCTGCAAACTGGCATTGAACTTGAGCTTGTTGATGCTGCAATTGGTGAGTTTGATCAAGATCTGCTTGGTCTTCCTCGTTTGGGTGAGCAAATTACGATGTTTGAATCTCTGGGTAGTGCCTATGGTTTTGAGCACAAAATCACTGAGTGGGCTGATGACAAGATGATGAGAGATGCTTCTGGTAAGCCCCTTGACATTCTTGTATATGCTCCTCAGCGCAGGAACCAACTTCCCCTCACTCGTAATGATGTTAAGTGGGAGCCGTTTATCGAATTCTGGATGCGTAAGTCTATGCTTGAACTGAAAGTTAAGCGTATGATTTGGAGTAAGCCCGGCACTGTTAAGACCAATGGTTCTAAGCAGGAACTGAAGCGTACTTCCGCAGGTGTATATCACAGGATGCGTAATAACGGTAACCTTGTACAATACAACCGTGGTGAATTCACTGCTAACCTCATTCGTTCAGTATTTGGTGATCTGTTCTATCGTCGTGTAGATGTAAAAGATCGTCGTGTAAAAATGTACACTAACGAGGCAGGTTTTGATGTATTCCAACAAGCTCTGAAGGCTGATGCACTGAACAGCGGTTTGACATTCATGGCTGATAGCGGTAACCGTTATCTGCAAGGCGAAGGTCAGCACATCACTTATAACTTTGCATTCGATGCAATGGTTACTCGTGAAACTGGCCGTGTGGAACTCATCCACCTGAAGGAACTTGATCTTCCTCAGAGCAATCTGGAATTTGGTCAGAACAAAAAGTCTACGCCTGTATTCATGGTGTTTGATGTATCCCCGATGAGCGATGGCTCTATGGTGAACAACATTCGTGAGGTAAGGATGAAGGGTGCTCCTTCTATGACTTGGGGTTATATTGATGGTACTCGTCACCACCTTGGTTTTGCCAAGTCTCAGGGCATGAGTTCTGCTAACAAGTTCCCCGGTTATGAGATTTGGATGAAAGACCGTTGTGACATCTTCATTGAAGATCTTTCTCGCACGGTTCTGATTGAAGAAATCCCGCAATTCTAAAGAACCCCTCTAGGAAATTCCTAGACTAATTATTCCTACCGAGGAGAGCTCTCCACCCTTCCTACCACGGAGGGCTCTCCTCAAACTACAGAGTGTGTGTGTTAGATTAGATGTCTAAGAGCACTGTTTTTGATGACAACACTCTGCAAATAAACCAAACAATTAAACAACTAAATAATGGGCAAAATAGGGAAAATCTCTACGATTAAGAAGGACTATTCTAGTACAGGTCTTCAGACTATGCAGCAAGGTCTTTCTCAGAAAGGAATGACAAGGATTCCGGGTACAGGTGTTTTCAAGTATCCCTACAAGGAACTTGATGGACAATATCGCACAGGCTTAGATCCTAATGCTATGTACATCAGAAGAATTGGTGATCCTACAGAAAGAGAAATTGAGATTGAAAGAGTGACAAAGCTCAAGGAGAAACTGGAAACAGCTCTCAATATTGATCTTGGTTCTCGTTCTAAGTTTTGGAACTCTGCACTTGCTACATCTACAGAAGATGTATTGCATGTACAACCTGTAAAACTTCTTGATGGAGATAACTATTTCGATTTGAGCATTCCTCTTCAAGAACTTGCTTTTGCTTGGTTGCGTGTACACCCCACTATTGCAAGCTCCTATCAAGCTTGGGAAAGAGGTGAATTTCCTGCTGAAACACAATATTATGTAGCAGATGAGGATATTGAGAACCAAGTGACATTCAAGAAGAAGCAAAGGATTAACAAGTGCATTGTCAAGTTTGACAGTATGACTCCTGAAAAGAAGAGAAAGATTGCAAGGATGCTTGGTCTCCCTGTAACAGATGACAGCAAAGAAGAAGCTGTATATGTTCAAGTGGACAACCTTCTCAAGCAAACAGAATTCAAGAGTGGTAAGTATCAAGGACTTTCTACTGTTGAAGTGTTTGAGAGGTTTGCAGACATGAAAGAGAACCTTTTGCACATTAAAGACGTAGTGAAACAAGCTATTCAACATTCTATATACAGAGTGAGAAATAGTGGTAGAATATACGAGGGTGAATATGAGGTAGCTGTAGACGAAGAAGCCTTGATTAAATACTTGGCTGACGATGAACATCAAGATGATCTCATCACCCTTGAACAAAAATTAAAAGCTAAAAAACTGGCAGCTGTATGATATCAGTAGATAGTTTATTGTACAAGATTGATCAAAGACTAAATAAACTATCGACCAATGATCATCAGGAGATTCAATTGGAGGATAAAATCCTTGCGTTGAATGAAGCCCAGTTGAAGTTGATTAAGCAGAAGGTTGATGGTTTTAGTACCGTAAGTGGTATGGGACTTGATTCCTTCAAAAAGAGATATGAAGATTTGCAGAAACTTATTCAAAGCTATTCAAATCAATATCTTGTTCCTACAATAAGGGACAAACATCTTAATCAATGGGTGGTATATTTAGACAAACTTTCACCTAAATACATGTTCTACATTGACAGCTACATGTTAGCTGACAAAGGAGAATGTAAGAATAGGGTGATATGGATAAATAAGGAGCTTGCAAAACATGGTGACACAAGCTTGCTTTTGAATAATGATCATTACAAGCCCTCATTTGAATATCAAGAGACATTTAATTACATCTCCTCTGATGAAATGAGTGTGTTTACAGATGGTACATTTATTCCAAAAGAAGTGTATGTAGCCTACATGCGATATCCTATTTACATTGATAAAGAAGGATATATAAAGTTTGATGGTAGTGATTCCATCAATCAAGACTGTGAACTAGAGGAATATTTAGAAGATGAACTTCTTGATCTCACTGTCCAAAACCTTGCAATGTACACCGAAAACATGTCTGCTGTACAATCTTCAGCAATGAGAATACAGACAAACGAATAAGCATTTTAACAATTTAAAATAAAACAAAATGGCAGATTTTTCTTTAACTACTGTCTTTGTAGTACCTGTAGGAAACAGCCTACCTAGCTCAGGTTCTACGCAGGATTTGGCTGCTGGACAGTTTGGTATTTTCAGAAGTGATTATTCCGTTGCTACGGCAGGTAACATCACTGGAAAGCCCTATTTCTACATTGCTCAAGGTAGGACAAACACATATCTCCAAGGCTCTAAAAGGTCTGACAAGATTGCTGGTTGTGCAGGTACTAACCCCGGTTGTCGCACTAATGTAACTGAGTGGTACAAAGTGGCAGGTTGCCCTACACCTGTAAATCAGGTGACTGATGTTAGTGGTTGGAGTGTAAAGTGTGGTGAAGTGGTAACGCTGACCCTCCGTGCTCACTCTTCCTATCTGGACACTCTGTACTTCAATGGCTTCACTCGCTCAGTGACTGTTCAAGCTCCTTGCTGCGAGTGTGGTGGTGATGTTTGCACTGATGTTGATGTTCCTGCTCTGATTGATGCTTTCATTCTGAAGCTCACTCAAGCAGCTCCGGGTAACAACCCTGACAACATTAACTTCAATGACTTCTATCAGTTCCAAAGAATTGGTAACAATGCAAGTGCTATTCTTCGCATCTCTGGTAAACCTCTCACTAGATATGGTCAGCCTTGCGATGTTGCTGCTTTCCCCTACGAGTATGACCGCATGTATTTCCGCACCTTTGTTTACAAAGGCCCGGCTACCACTGCTGATTTCATCGTAGATGATGCTTGTGATATTGTAGCTAATGCTCAAGTTACCCAACGTGCTTCTTATGTTGCAGGTACTCCTGATGAAATTCGTCAGCTTGAGAAGAACTACTACAGCTATCAGGCTGGTTACCTGAAGCATCTCTACAGGATGGCAGGTTACAATGCTAACTTTGAATCTTGGGTGAGTGATGGTGTTACTTATGACACTTTCTACATCAAGTTCAATGATTACGACAGATCTGCTTATCAGTGGGGTGATTATATTCAGGAAGACAGCATGGTGATCATTGCTACTCCCACTGCGCTCACCGCAGGTATTGAAACAGTTCTTGAAGCAGCTCTTGGTACTGTAGATGCTGACAACACATGTCTCACTACTACGTCTACCACGACTACTGTGTGGCCCACCACTTCTACAACTTCTACGCTGATTCCGTAAGACAGCATACCTTAACATTAACCTAAGCCAGAGGGTAAGAGAGGACTTCTCAAATCCTCTGGCTTTTTTAATTGAATAATATGGCTCTAGATATATTAGTGGTTCCTACATATAGTACATACACAATGGCTGTGGTGGATGCTTCTGTATATTCTGTTGCTCCTGTTACTCCAGAAATAGACATTACAGTTCCGGGATTTGACCCTGTCACTATTGTATTCTCTCCTAATCAGATCAATCTCTTTAATTCTACAAATCTTGAACTAACAGCTGTAGGTGTAGACACTTTACCTATTCCTGATGGTGTGTACACCCTAACGTACAACACATCTACAGAATCTGTTACAAAGACAATAATGAGAGTGGATCAGTTGCAGGAGAAATTTGACAATGCTTTCATGAAGCTTGACATGATGGAATGTGATTTGGCTATCAAGAAGCAACAAAAGGTTGCATTGGACAGCATATACTACTTCATCCAAGGATCTATTGCAGCAGCTAACAACTGTGCAGTGGATACAGCAAATACGTTGTATGATCAGGCAGCAAGAATGTTAAGAAACTTCTCTTCTGATGGATGTGGATGCACAGGAAACAATTATACAGTTACAGCTTATTACAATTGTTAATTATGGCACGTTGTTCTAAATGTGGCACTAGTGTAGGGTGCGGATGTCAGCTTATAAATGGACTATGTTCTGCTTGTAATGCTGCTATAAAACAAACAACAAACAGGATAAGAAATGTTATCTCCAAGGCTTACAAATTGTGTTGAGTGTGCTAGTATTCCTGCACTTCTCAATGATATTGACTGTAAACTCAGAGAGCTTGCTCAACGAGAATTCAACAATATCGTATTCTCTCTAAACAAGACAATTAAGGGAGACATTATTAAGGATTTGCTTAATTACAAGCGCATCCTTCTTTTTAAGTATTGTAATCCTGACTATGCATCTTGTTTTACAGTAAAACAGATTGCAAGCAAGGTAAAATTGTTAATTCATAAATAATCGTAAAAATGTCCTGCTCAAACTGCTTCAATGGCTGTGCAGAGATAACATCTGACAAATGTGTGAAATACACAGGAGCAGATATCCCTGCACTTGGTATATCATATGGAGACACTCTTCTGCATGTAGAAGAGCAATTGGCAAAGTTTATTATTTCTACACTTGATGGCACTGGAATTATAATTGATGTACCACAGAGCGTCATCTGTGATCTTATTAAGAAGCATCTTCCTATATGTCCTAGTTATCAGCTTGATGAACTCATCATTGCACTGATTAAGGCTATTTGTGATCTTCAGACACAAGTGGATGCTGTCAAGGCTGATATTACAGCTCTTAATGCTGATTATACAATTGGATGTCTTACAGGTGTCACTGCATCTTCTGATACCCATCAGATTGTGCAAGCTATTATTACAAAGCTATGTGCTGTTGATACAAGTCTTACAGCATTGATTCTTAATGTAAATAATAATTATGTAAAGATAGCTGACATCAATACATACATTGCTGCCTATCTTGCAACACAGGCTCCTGCTAACAAGGCTTACACCAAAATGGTTCCTTATGTAGCAATGCCTTATTTTGGACAATTGAGCAACTATCCTGCTACAGGAGATGCTCTTAGTCTCACAGGTGCAGGTATAGGATATTGGGAAAAGATATACCTATGTAATGGATTGAACTTCACTCCTGACCTTCGTGGTAGGTCTACAGTGGGTACAACTGATGGTACAATGGGTGGTCCCACAATGGACACTAATGTTATTCCTTCTGCATTTAATCCTAGTTATTCTTTAGGAACAAAGCAAGGAACTAATTCCATCACTCTCACCACTGCTCAGATTCCTTCTCACAACCATACAGCTGCAAATTCTGCTACAGGAATTACAGAATCAATTACAGGTACGTCTTCTCAATCAGAAGCTCCTAATGGATCTCCTGTATATCCTACATTCAACTCTACACAAGGACTAGGCACTGCATTTACCAATCCCAGTGGTCTTAATGTCACTCTTACTGACCCTACACACACGCATACTATTTCTGACACAGGAGGAGGACAGCCTCATAGTAACAATCAACCAATGATGGGTGCTTACTACATTATATACATACCTTAAACACAATATGAAAAAGCTTTTACTTTTGTTGGTTTTGTAAAAGTTTTCCCCCGGTATTTCTATACTGGGGGTTTTTAATTATGTAGATTATAGTATATAATAAAGTTAGTTAAATTAATTTGGTTATATGGAAAACGTTTTATATCTTCACGCCAATTTTATTTTTTAAAAACTTCTAAATGTCTGATAATCAACATCTTTTAGAAAGTCTCAGAAAAATGATAGGCTGGAAGAGGTCAAAATCATTTTATGCTGATAAACTCGGCATCTCTGAGAAGGAGATTAAAAGACTAATGAAGCAATTACAAGAAAGCGAAGATATAAGAAAAGACGCAGAAGTTGCTGCATATGTAGGAGAACTTGAAGATGTCATTCTGAAGTTTGAGGAAGACTTAAAGAAAGGTACAGGAGAAGTTGTGTTGAAATGCAATAATGAAATCAAAACTCTTGATGAGCTGATTGAAAAATGCAGAATAGACACTTCTAAATGGGAGATTGCAAAATATGTTCAGAACTACTGGGGAAACAGCAACAGTCCTCATTGGCAAGTGAAAGCTTGGTTGACAAAAAAAACAGATGAAAATCTATACCAAGAATCATTTATTGACTTCCTTAAAAACTACCAACCAAATAAAGCAGTGATTGCTGCTCCTGCTAAAAGAGAATTCTTTGAAAATGATGTGTGTCTTGTAATTAATAAACAAGATGCTCATTACAATAAGTTTGATATAGATGGCGACAATTCAATTGTTGATAGGTTTAGGAGAGTGGATGTGAAACTCACCACCATCATTAATCAAGCAGCAATTGCAGGATATTTGGCAAAGTCAATTTACATCATAGGATCTGACGAGTTTAATAGTGAGTTTACTAATACCACTACTAAAGGCACTCCTCAAGATAACATTCTTACATATCATAAATCATTTGAACTGATATGTAATCATGAAACAAGAATAATTGACAAACTATTAGAAATGTCTCAAGTGGTGGACGTGATTTATATTCCCGGAAACCATGATGAATATGTAGGGTGGCATTTGATAAACTGGCTTGAGGCATATTACAGAGATGAACCAAGAGTGATGTTTGATACATCTCCTGCTTACAGAAAGTATGTAAGCTATGGGAACACAGCAATGATGTTCAATCATGGAGATGTAATGAAGGCTCAATCCTTGGCAACAGTATTTCCTATGGAATACAAACATTCATGGTCAGATCATGAATATTTCTATGTATTTACAGGAGACAGGCATCATGAGGTTACGCAGTCAATTAACGGTATTAAGTTTTATCAAATCCCTGCATTCTCAAATGCAAAAAGTAGTTGGGATAGTAGAAAAGGATATACATGTGTGAAAGGTGAAGTGACAGCATTCCTTATTGATGAAATAGATGGAATGACAAACATATACAAACAGTATTTATAATGGCTACGCTCAGAAAATTGGTAAGTGATGTGAGAAGCACACATAGACTTCTCTCTACTGATAGCTTAATCACAGACAGAACTATTGCTTCTGAGATTAAGAACAGCACTCTCTTGCTTGTCAAGAGGGAAACCAATCTGAGAAAACTTTGGGCTACGTCCACCATCTTCACCACTATTCCTTGTTTGGAATTAGAAGAAGTGCCTATTTCTGAATGCTGTGAGTATGTAGATGAATGTAGAATTGCAAGAACAAAATTCAAAATTCCTAGAATAGCAGAAGGTAATTACCAATATCTAATTCAGGGAGTTTATTCAATTAATGCAATGGGTGGGGTAGGAAAGAAATTCAAGGAGATTACAGTGAATAGATATGTCAATCTCCTTAAACTTCCTGTAATCAAGAACGAAACCTATTACTGGATAATGAATGGGTATTTGTATGTAACCAATCCTCTGCTGAGAGCTATAAGGATTGCTGCATACTTTGAGCAGGATGTGCCCAATGAAATTCTCTATCCTGAGAATTGCAGCTGCTCTCAAAATGTTGATGTTACAGAGAAGTGTAAAAACCCTCTTGACAAAGAATATGCATGTCCGGGATATTTGGAGAAGCAGGTGTTGGAGCTTGTATCACAGAAGCTTCTTAACACATACTTCAGAGTGAAGGAAGATATGACACAAAATAATCTAGATGGTCAGGCTGCAAATGCACCTAATGGAAGTTGATTATGTCGAGGAGAGCGATAGAATTTAGAACAGCAAGCAGAGAGAACTATAACGACTTTTGTAAGAAACATCCTTCTATATCTCTTACATTTGACGAGTGGAGAAACATTCTCTACTCATTTAACGACAGTTTCAGAAACTACATACTTGAAACTGGAGAAAAAGCAAAACTTCCCTACGGACTTGGAGAGTTTACCGTCAACAAGAAAAAGAGAAGAAAGATGAAAGGTCCTAATGACAAATTCATCAATCTTGCTGTTGATTGGAAAAAGACCAAAGAGAAAGGGAAGATCATTTATAATTTCAACTATCATACTGAGGGCTATTTCTTTGGTTGGGTGTGGTTTAAAGAATCAACCAGATTCAAGCATAGTGACCTTTGGTATTTCAAGCCTACAAGAGTGACATCAAGACTCTTAGCTCATTACATCCAAACCAACGATAAATATCAACACATTTATCGCACTTGGAAAATCTAAAACATGTCATACTATTTTAAATATGATTTCATCAGTCCTGAGATGGTGTATTCCACTGTCAAGGAAGAGCTTAAAAGCTACTTTGACACAGGAGCTGTTGATGATTTAATGTTCCCCACCTATCTTGACAAATGTCTGAGAAAGTTGGGAAGAACCACTTATGTCATCTCTGAAACACCTCTTGAGATTCAAGACTTTGAGGCAAGGCTTCCTGATAACTTCTATGCTGTAAGAGAAGCATGGATGTGTACAGAGATTCCTCAATATCCCTATCAGACAGCTAACTCATTCTATTCTCAAGCAGCAACAGAGAACACCATTCAGGTGAGTCCTGTCATTTCAAATGGCGTTCCTTGCACATCTAATTGTCCTCCTGATAATTGTACATGTATGCCTGATTTAATTCAGGCTGTGTATAAGACCAATCATCAGATGACAAGATCATATAAGAAGTCATATTTGCTTAAGCCGGGAAACATTTCTGCAAGGAATAAGTGTGATGTGGATTATACAGATGCATGGAGATTCACACCTACAAATCCTCTATTACATGAATTCACTCCCGGAAGTGCAGGATATGATAGCTTTGACATTAGAGACAATAAGTTTGTAACCAATTTCAGAAATGGAATTGTACATCTTATTTTCTATGCCTATGAGTTTGATGGAAGCGGTAATCAAATGGTTCCTGACAACTTCCGTATAAGAGAATATATTGAAGCATTCATCAAATACAAAGTGTTTGAAACACTTGCTAATCAGATAAATGATGAAACCTTTGACCAACTTCAGAAGAAGCTTGGATATTACAAGCAGCTCTCTGAAGAGGCATTCATCATGGCTGATATTGAGATTAAGAAGCAAGATGTTTGGGCTAAACAGAGAAGAATCAAACAAGACCTTAACAGGTTTAACATGTACGAACTTCCTAACAGAGTTTCTAGAAATTGGCGTAGAAATAACTAACAATGGCTGACGAACAACAATCAAACATAAGGCAGGAAAATAACGCTGCTGTTTCTGGTCTTAATATGGACCAAACCCTTAATCAGGTTAAGAAGGGACAGCTCA